CGGAGCAGCACTTCATCTGGCTCGACGAAGAACCGACCGAGGACATCTACGTCGAGTGCCTGCTCCGCACAATGGCCACCGGCGACTTTACCGGCGGGCTGATGCTCATGACCTTCACGCCCCTGCAGGGCACCACGAAGGTGGTCACGCGCTTCATGCCCGAGGGCATTATCCCGGCAGATGGCATCGTGCTCGATGAACCGGACGGCGACCCGTTCCTGAAATCGGAGGCGGCATGAGCACCCCGGCATTCGACCCGAAGGCAGTTCCCCCGGAGCGGTGGGGCGGCGCACTCGCCGTGGCGCTGCTCGCGTATCTGAACGCAGAAGGGCTCACCGAGCTGGTGCGCGGGGGCAAGAAGAAGTTCGTCAAGGAAGGATTGAAGACCGACGCCTTCGGGCTCAAGGCCGAGCACTATGAGCAGTGCTATTCGAAGCTGGCTCGCCGCGCGAAGGACCTCGGTCTCGACGTCTGAGCCGCAGACCTTCTTCGTCGTCAGCGACACCGGCGTCGAAGAGATTCCCACGCTCACGACCCAGTTAGCTGCCTGCGTGTGGGCAGCGAAGGAAGCGGCGCGTCTCATGCCGGAACGCTCGGTCGCCCCTCCAGCGTCCCGACGTGAGCCGCCGCCCGTGTTAGGCCGCATAACGCCGTCTGCCGCGGACGCCCAGAAGCAGCTCGCGGGAGCCTTGTGGCAGCGCGGGCTCGGGATGGCCGGGTTCGGGCTCATCACGCAGGCGCAGCTCGCCAACGACCCACGGGCCGCCGCGGAGCTGCAGGCGGCACTGGCCAATGCGCAGTACGACGCGAAGCGGGACGCCTACGTGCTCCCGCCGAAAGAGAAGAACTGGTTCGACCAGCAGCCCCCGCCGCCTGCGCCGAAGCCGACGTCGAGCACGTGGATGGCGGGCAAGCACCGCGTCTACCTGACCCAACTCCCGCAGCAGCAGCGGGAGGTGGTGGTGCCGCGGACGCGGCGCGTGCTGCCGAACATCTGGAGTCAGGCCGGGCCACATCAGCGCGTGGGCTGGAATCTCTACACCGACCTGTTCGAGTGTCAGGACTGCGGCAAAGGGGCCAGCACGATTCACGACCTCGGAAACGAGAGCTGCACATGAGAGAGTGGATTGCCGTCGATCTCGACGGCACACTCGCGCACTTCGACCACTGGCGCGGCGATGACCACATCGGGGACCCGATTCCCGAGATGCTCGCGCGCGTGAAGCGATGGCTCGCTGAGGGGGTCTTCGAGGTGCGCATCTTCACCGCGCGCACGGAGAGCCACGCGGCCATCGAAGCGTGGTGTGAGCTGCACTTCGGCGAGAAGCTCGCCATCACCAACACCAAGGACATGGGCATGGTGCTGCTCTACGACGACCGCTGTGTGCCGGTCGAGCGGAACACCGGCCGATTGCTCGCGGAGCCCCAGTGAAAGCCACCATCATCGCGGAAGTCGGCCTCGCCCACGACGGCAGCTTCGCCACGGCGCTCTCCTACATCGACGCCTGCAAGGCCGCCGGGGCGGACATCGTCAAGTTCCAGTTCCACATGCCGAGCGAGGGCACGGCCGACGAGCCGTTCCGCGCGAAGACGCCGACTGACCCCACGCGCGCGCACTACTGGAAGCGCACAGGGTTCGGGCACGAGCAGTGGCGCGAGCTGCGGCTCGCCTGCGAGCTGCACGGCATGGGGTTCATGACCTCCGTCTTCAGCGAGGACGCCGTGCTCTGGGCGGGATCGTTCGGCCAAAACCGCTGGAAGGTGCCGAGCGGGCAGGTGGTGAACATCCCGATGCTCGACCTCATCGCCCAGCGCGAGGAGCCGGTCTACATCTCGACCGGGCTCGCCACGCCGGACGAACTGCGGCGCGCGCTCGACCTGTTCGACTCCTCGAAGGTGACGCTGCTCCACTGCGTCACGGAATACCCGACCACGCCGCCCGAGTGGCGCTTGGTGCAGATTGAGCGGCTCGCCAAGCAGTACTGGCTGCCGGTGGGCCTGAGCGATCACTCCGGCTGCGTGGTGTCGGCGTTCGCGGCGGCGGCGCGCTACCCGGTGGCCGCCATCGAGGTTCACGTCACGCTCTCGAAATACCTGCGCCTGCCCGATACGCCGGTCAGCCTGACGATGGACGACCTGAAGCACCTAGTGGCCGGGGTGCGGATGCTGGAGGAGGCGCGGGAGACCCGCGCAATGGACTTCTTCCGCTGGGAAGAAGCACGCGAGAGATACATGCCGACGCTGGTGGCGAAGCAACAGATTCCGAAAGGCACGAAGGTGCAGCTCACGCACTTGATCTACCGCAAGCAGGGACAGGGGCCGGGGATGGACTGGGAGAAGGTCGTCGGCCGCACGCTCGTGCGCGACATTCAGGAAGGCGAGCGGTTCGCCGCAGAGGACTTCGAGGGCGTGTGCGCACCGTCTGCGTCGTAATCACCGCGCGTCCGAGCTACGCGCGCGTGCGCACCGTGCTCGATGCCATCGAGACGCATGGCGACCTCGAACTGACGACGGTGCTCGCGGGCTCGGCGCTGCTCAAGCGGTACGGGTCGGTCGTCGAGGACGTCTCGCGCCAGCACCACATCGGCTGCGAGATGTACACGCACATCGAGGGCGAGTCGCACGCGGCGATGGTGCATTCGGCGTCGAATCTGGCCACCCAGCTCGCCACGTTCCTTGAAGCCGTCGAGCCGCACATCGTGGTCTCGATTGCGGACCGCCACGAGACGCTCGGCACCGCGCTCGCGGCCAGCTACATGAACATCCCGCTCGCCCACGTGCAGGGCGGCGAGGTCACAGGCTCCATCGACGACAAGGTGCGGAACGCGGTGACGCAGCTCGCGGACCTGCACTTCACGGCCACCGACCGGGCAGCCGCGCGCGTGGCGGACATGAAGCACTCGTGGGACGGCATCTGGTCAGTCGGCTGCCCCAGCATCGACATCGCCAAGCGCGTGAAGGACCACTACACGCACCGGTTCAACCCGTTCGAGAAGTACGGCGGGGTGGGGCCGAAGTTCGATCTCGATGAGCCCTACGTGGTGGTGCTGCAGCATCCGGTGACGACGCACGCGGACACAAGCCGCGCCGACATGCTGGCCACCCTGATGGCCGTGAAGGAGCTGGGCACGCCTGCCTTCATCTTCTGGCCGAACGCGGACACCGGCACCGACGCCATCAGCAAGCTCCTGCGCGAGTTCCGCGAGCAGCAGCACCTGCCGTGGCACTTCTTCCGCCACCTCGATGCGGAGGACTTCCTGCGGCTCCTGCTGGGGTCTCTGTGCCTGATTGGCAACAGCTCGGTGGGGATTCGCGAGTGCAGCTTCCTCGCCGTGCCGGTGGTGAACGTCGGCGACCGACAGAAAGGCCGCGAGCGCGCTCGGAACGTCCGTGATACCTCGGCCGACCACAAGGCCATCGTGGAGGCAGTGCGGCAGCACGCGCGCGCCGGTGCGCCGTCGCCGTCCTCGCTCTACGGTGACGGGGACGCGGGGGAACAGATCGCCAAGCTCCTCGCGGAGTGCCCGCTGTGAACATCGCCCGCGCCGTCAACATCATGGGCTGGATGTCCGAGCCCGAGCTGCGCTGGCTCGCCAAGCAGGCCGCCGCGCGCCACGTCATCATCGAGATCGGCAGCTTCGAGGGGCGCAGCACGATGGCGCTTGCGGACCACACGCCCGGCTTCGTCATCGCCGTAGACCCGTGGATGTACAAGCTCCCGCACAAGGCCCAGAGCTACGACCGCTTCCTGCGGAACCTCTCGGCGCACATCGAGGCCGGGACCGTGCGTCCCGTGCGCGCGCGCTCCGACGACTGCCTGCAGCCGGTGTGTGAGGCGCTCGGCATCCACAAGCCGGACATGGTCTTCATCGACGGCAACCACGACTACGAGGTCGTCCTCCACGACATCAAGCTCGCGCGCTCGCTGCTGCTGCCCGGCGGGTTGCTCTGCGGGCACGACTACGGCCACCGCACGCTGCCCGGCGTGAAGAAGGCGGTCGATGAACTGTGCCCCTCGGTGATGGTGGTCGATTCCATCTGGTGGACGCTCACATGATTGCTGCTGCACTGATTCCCGCCCGCAAGGGTAGTCGGGGCGTGCCCCACAAGAACACCGCACCGATTCACGGCCGCTCGCTCGTCGAGCGCGCCATCGCCTGCGCCAAGGCGGTGCCGGAGATTGACGGCCAGATCTACGTCTCGACCGATGACGAAGTCGCGGCCTGTCAGGCGATGAAGCAGGGCGTGCGGGCGATCCACCGGCCGCCGGACCTCGCGGCCGACGACACGCCGATGGTGCGCGTCATCCTGCACGCGATTCACGACATGAACCCGAAGCCGGACATCCTCGTGCTGCTGCAGCCGACGACGCCAAGCCGTACGTGGGAGATGGTGCAGGACGCCGTGCAGTCGCTCAAGCGCCAGCCGTCGCTCGATTCGGTGGTGAGCGTGGTCCCGCTCCCGCTGACGCACTCGCCGGAGATGACCATGACGGTGCAGGACCACCGTCTGAGCTTCTACGCGAAAGAGGTCCCGGTCTGCAGGCAGGACGCGCGGCGCGTGTACATCCGCGATGGCAGCGTGTACGCCATGCGCGTCAGCTCCCTGCGGAAGCACGGGTCGATCTACGGACTCAACTGTATGCCCTACATTCTGCGCCCGGACGAGTCGCTGAACATTGACACGCAGGCCGAGTGGGATCGGGCGCACACACTCTTGCGCTAGGTGCTACACTGCGGCCCAGCTCCACAAGATGTAGTGGGAGGCCGAGATGGAACTCCCGAAGGATTGGGTCAAGCTCCAAAGCGCCTACGAGGAAGAGCAGGAGTGGCGAAACAAGGGCGAGTTGGCCATCCGACAAGAGATGGAGCGCCGTCTGGTGGTGTATTTCCGCCGGAAAGCTGAGGCCGCCGAGGTCGCACGGGTCGCTGGGACCCTGCCGCCGCCGCGCCCGCGGCTCGTGGACATGGGGACAACGGGCCACATGAACGCGCAGAACCGCCAGAACCGCGACCGTGCAGCCGCCGGGCTGCCTCGACAGCGAGACCTGAACCAAATGCGGCGTCAAGCCGAAGAGCAGGTGGAGGACATCAGACGATGGCGAAATCTCAGCAGCCGGTAAGCGCATCCGCCCCCAAGAACGCCTCCTCCGGCAGCGGAAAGCTGGAGAGTGTGACGCTGCAGCCGACCGACAACGGCGGCGTCATCGTCCGCGAGTCGCGCCGCGGGAAGCCCGCGAAGGGCGACAACTACCCGAGTTACATGCCCGACACCACGATGGCCTTCGGCGACGTGGCCTCCGCGGTAGCCTACGCTCACAAGTGCCTGAGCGGCGGCGGCAGCGAGAAGGCGGAAGAGGCAGCCGAGAAGTACTGACCATGCGCAAGTTCTACACCGCGCTCGTCTACCTCGTGATGTTCTGCATCGCTCCGCGGTGGGCGAACGCGCAAGAGGTGCTGCCCGAGACCGTGGAGGTGCGCGTCATCGTGCCGGACGGCAGCGGCGCACCGCCGGTCATCGCCACCCGCGAGACGGCCATCATGCCCGGCGGCACGCGCTGCGGGCAGCCGAAGGTTGCACCGAACCCGAACACGGTGAACCCGACGCAGGTCGCGATGGACGACCCGTTCGCCGGGGCCAGCGTGGACTGCGTCGTGCCGATGCCGACCGGGATTCCAGACGGCGGCAACTACCTCGCCTACGCGCTCTACCACTCGTCGAACTGCATCCTCGACGACGGGGTGACGCGCGGGCCATGCAACAGCGCCTACAGCAACTACACCGAATCGTTCAGCGTGGTATCGCAGCCCCCGCCGGACCCGTGCGCTGGAGCCGTGGTGCTCGCCGTGGGGGACTGGACGCGGTCGGCCGGGGCCGCCACCCTAGGGCGCGTGCTCTTCAGCCTCGGCGGCTCCGCGAAACCGGTGACGCTGGTCATCGTGCGACTCGGGAAGCAAGGCAGCACCCCGCAGGAGATGGACCGACTGACCGGCAACGATCTGCGCAAAGTCGCGGGGTCGTACTTCCGCCTGCCCTTGAGCAAGGGCTCCTATCTCCTGAGCGTCGAAGCACAAGATGCGAATGGCTGCTCGGACGGAGGAAGTCGTCCCATGACGATTGACGTGAAGTGACGAAGCGGTTGGTACGTGCGCTCGCTCGGCTCCTGCAGGCCATCGCGGAGCTGCTCCTCGCTATCGCAGGTCCCCCTGACGATGAAGCGGTCACGCTGGATATTCGGGCTGGCGTGCCCACGGAACAAGACCACCCGAGTTGGACCGTCCACGAAAGGCAGATCATGCTTCTTCTGACCGACACACAGAAAGTCACGCTCTCCATCGACCCCCGCAACGCCAAGGGCAACCCGGCTCCTGTGGACGGCGTTCCGGAATGGGCGGTGTCGAACCCCGGCGTCGGCACCATCACGCCGAGCGCCGATGGCCTCTCGGCCACGTTCGTGGCGACCACCGGCGGTGACACGCAGGTGAGCGTGACGGCCGACGCTGACCTCGGCGACGGCGTGCGCTCGCTCTCGGCTACCCTCGACATCAGCGTGAAGCCCGGCGAAGCGGTGACGCTCGGCATCACGGCTGGCACCCCGGAAGAGCAGTAATGCCCAGAGCCCCGAAGGCCAAGGGCACCGTCCTGCAGATGGTGCCGAAGCCTCCGGTGGCGGAGGACAAGGAGGACCCTCCGGCGGACTACTCGCCGGAGGCGCTCCTCCTCGACCTCCTCGAACGCGTACGCGCGGGCTGGCGACCGCACAAGCTCGTCGTCCACGGGGTGTACACGGACCCGGAGCGCCCGGAGCTGGCGCGCCACATCTACTGGTCACATGGTGTGGTGAACTCGCTGGAACACCTCGGCATGTTGGATCTGGCCCGGCACAGTCTCCTGACGGAGCGGAACGAATGAACGAGAACGTCGAGACCGACCGCTGGCTGTCCATCATGGAAGCCTGCGACGTCGTGAAAGTCTCCCGTCGCACCATCTACAACTGGCTGAAGGAAGACCGACTCGTGTCGCAGCGGACCGCTGGTGGCGCGATTCGCATCAAGGAGTCGTCGCTGTGGGGCGGAACGAATCGAACGGGCGGACCTCGCGGCGCGTCTTCCTTCGGGCGCTTGCGCTCGGAGCGGCAGGAGCCGTCGCAGCCAGCGCCATCGACCCCGACCGCCTAGTCTGGCGACCGGGTCAGCGCACGCACATTCTGCCGCCGCTCCACGGCTGGCCCCGCCGGTTCCTCGGCGTCGATTGGGCGTACGCGCCGGACCGGTGTGTCTGGACCTCGGTCTACCTCCCCGAGCCGCAGGCTGAACCCCACGTGATTCGCTGCTTCGGCGACTTCGAGATGAAGCAGGAGTACATCGAGCTGTCTGACCTCGACCTCGCCCGCATGACCGACGCGCAGATCAGCGCGGCGGCCAAGCAGCTCGCCGCCGAGATCGACAAGCAGATCGCGGCCAGCTTCATGAACCTCCCGGTGCGGACCGACTTCCGGATGCCGAAGAACGTCATCGCGCTCGAACAGCGGCCGTGGGGCGCGCTGTTCCCGCAGACGGTCGGCATCATCGACGGCCTGCAGTCATGAATGGGCTCCCTGAGTTCGGGCTCACCCCGCAGCGTCTCGCCGCCGACATCCGCCGTCGCATGGGCGACATCGTCGAGATGATTCCGCTCATCACCTCGAACGAGCAGTGGCAGGCCATCCTCGCCAAGGCGGACCCTGACAAGCGCGAGGACGTGCGGCACCTAATCGAGCCGATGCTCAACTTCCAAGTCCCCGGCGGGCTCCCGCAGGCACCCGAGGAGCTGCGCCGCGTCGTGCTGGGTGCGACTGGAGTACTCGAACATGCCGCTCAAGAAGGGGTCGTCGCAGAAGGTGATCAGCAGCAACATCAAAACGGAGATCGCCGCGGGGAAGCCGCAGAAGCAGGCGGTGGCCATCGCGCTGAGCAAGGCGGGGAAGTCGAACAAGAAGTAAGCCCGCTGCTCAAGCTCGCCAACGAGGCATTCCTCAAGCAGGCGAAGAAGGTCACGATGCACCCGGCCGACTTTCGCCCGCTCGCCAAGGGCGTGCTGGCTCCGATTCAAACAGACGGGGTCATCACGCGCTGGGGCACGGTCTGGGGCATCACGTGGGTGACGGACACCCGCTTCAAGAAGGGACAGGTCGAGTTCCTGTGAAGCGCACGCTCTCGCGTCGGTCGTTCCTACGCCTCGGCGCGATGCTCACCGCGGCGACCGCCTGCGCGCCGCTCATCGAGCCGGTCGTAAAGGTGTTCACGCCTCCGGCTGAGGGCTGGCCTGCGAACGAGGAATGGGAGGAGCTGCGGTTCGATTCGTCGAGCTTCGCGCGCTTCTCAGAGCCGGTGGACCCGAGCAAGATCTCGATGCGGTTCATCCGGCAGTACGAGGTGCAGACCGACAAGTTTCCGACGCGCCTCGACGTCATCTACGGGGTCGGCGTCATCAGCCCCGAGCTGACCGCCCGCATCAGCAGCGAATGAGCCGGTACATCTGCAACGTCACGTGGGACGAGGTCCCACACCTCTCCGTCGAGGAAAAGAACGAGCTGTGGCGCTCCATCCCGTCCTACCAGCGCAAGGCGCGCTCGAAGGGCCTGCCGGTGCTCGGCTCGGGCGTCATCTACCCGTTCGATGAAGAGCAGATCGTCATCGACCACTTCGACCTGCCGCGCGCGTGGCCGCGCGTCTTCGGGCTCGACCACAACGCCGGAGCCGGGTGGACCGCCATCGTGTATCTCGCATGGGACCGCGAGAACCAGATCATCTACCTGTACCGAGACTATAAGAGCGACAGCAAGTCCGTCGCGGACCACGTAGACAACATCCGCACGGTCGGTGGCTCGCAGGCCAAGCACAAGCCGCTCTGGATGCCCGGTGTCGGCGACCTCTCCGGTCTCCTCGTCACCGAGAACGACAGCGCCCAGTTCCTCGAAATCTACAAGGAGAAGGGCGTCGATGTGGAGCTGCCGGACAAGGCGGTCGAGACCGGCATTCAGGACGTCTACGACCTGCTGCAGGGCCGCCGCCTGCGCGTCTTCAAGCAGTGCCGCGACTGGCTCACCGAGTTCCGGCAGTACCACCGCAAGGACGGGAAGATCATCAAGAAGAACGACCACCTCATGGACGCCACCCGCTACGCCATTCACAGCGGGCTCGCGCGCGCGTCGGTCGCGCCGCAGGCTCCGGATAACACCCCGCAGGTGCTCGTCTACGACGAGGGCCACCGCGGCGCGGGCTGGATGGGGATGTGACCGAAGGCGAGCAGGAGGAGTTCAAGATCTGGCTGCTCGTGCAGCTCGTGGTCATCCTCGTGCTACTGCTCACGCCCTACTGCAAGCGCCGCACGCCGCCGCCACCCCCGAGCCCGCCCGCGCACCCGATCTTCAACTACCAGCTCGCGGCAGATCGCAAGCGGTTGCCACTACAGGTTGTGGTCAAGCCGTGCTATTCTCACGACCTGAAGCGTGGACCTTGCGGGGACCGCTACGTCAGGGGGAAAACTATGGCCAGTCTGCCACCCGGAACACAGGGCAAGCCCACCAACATGGGCACCGTTGCCACCATCGCGAAGACGCCCGGCGGGGCGATGGGCACATCGAAGAAGTAAGACATGCGCCGCGGGCGTGATGCGGAACGAGCGCGATCACGTCTGCGGCGATGCCACATTCACCCGTAGGAATCACCCATCGCGCCTCCCTGCAGGAGCGGCGCGTTCGGCTGATGAACCCAAGGCTGGAGGGTTGAGACCGATGGATGGCTGACACTTCGTTCAGCACGCGGTTCGGCAAACCGCGCGCGTACAGTCCGGAGCCCGGCGCAATCGCCGTCTCCGTGCCACGCTACCGGGATCAGCCTGCTCGCGGCACCGCCGACGAGGAGTTCCTGACCCTCGCCCGGCAGCGGTTCCATACCGTCGCGGACTCCGAGTCGCAGATGCGTACGGAACAGATCATCGACCAGCGGTTCATGGCGTCCGAGCAGTGGCCCGACGTCGTGAAGGCTGACCGTGATCAGGACGGCCGCCCGTGTCTCACCATCAACCGTCTCCCCGTCTTCAAGTCGCAGGTCACGAACCAGCAGCGGCAAGCGAAGCCGTCGATTCAGATCAACCCGGTTGATTCGCGCTCCGACCCGAAGACCGCGGAGGTGCTGCAGGGCATCATCCGCCACATCGAGAACCAGAGCTACGCCGACATCGCGTACGACACGGCCTGCGACTCACAGGTGACGATTGGCCGCGGCTACTTCCGCGTCGTCGTCGAGTGGGACGAGGTCAACCCGTGGCAGCAGAACATCCGGATCAAGCGCATCCGGAACCCGTTCTCGGTCTACTTCGACCCGTCCTGCCACGAGTTCGACTACTCCGACGCGCGCTACGCCTTCATCATCGAGGACATCCCGAAAGACGAGTTCGTCAAGAAGTACGGCATCGACCCGCGCCAGAGCGTGGACCTCTTCGCGATGCAGGGCGACCGGTCGAGCGACTGGATGCCCGAGGGGAAGGTCCGGGTCGCCGAGTACTTCTACATCGAGGAAGAGACCGAGAAGATCGCGCTCCTCTCGAACGGCGAGCAGTTCACGGCGAAGCAGCTCGACGACCCAGACATGCAGGCGTTCATGCAGGAGATCGGGGTCACGGTCGTCCGCACCCGCACGCGCACCGTGCGCAAGGTGAAGTGGGTGAAGATGACCGGCTCGGTGGTGCTGGAGCGCCGCGAGTGGCCGGGCCGCTGGATTCCGATCATCCCGGTGCTCGGCGTCGAACTGGACATCAACGGCAAGATCGACCTGCGCGGCATGGTCCGCGATGCGCGCGACCCGCAGCGCATGTACAACTACTGGGTCAGCGCCGAGACCGAGGCCATCGCGCTCGCGCCGAAGACGCCGTTCATCGGGGCCGAGGGGCAGTTCGAAGGGCACGAGTCGAAGTGGAAGCTCGCGAACCGCCGCAACTTCGCCTACCTCGAATACAAGATCAAGACAGCCGCGAACGAGGTCGTGCCGCCCCCGGCGCGGCAGGTGCTCGAACCCCCGATTGCCGCCATCGTGGCCGCCACAAAGCAGGCCGACAACGACCTGAAGGCTGTCACCGGGTTCTACGACGCCTCGCTCGGCGAGCAGGGACCGGAACAGAGCGGCAAGGCCATCCTCGCGCGCCAGCGGCAGGGCGACATGAGCAACTCGCACTGGGTGGACAACCTTGTGCGGGCGCTGCGCGCGCTCGGCCGCCAGCTCATTGACCTGATCCCGAAGATCTACGACACCCCGCGCGTGATGCGCATCCTCGGCATCGACAACCAGCCGCTGACGGTCATGATTCACAGCGGCATGCCCGATCAGGTGCCGTCTGTCGATGACGGGCTGGAGCAGGGGATTCAGGGCATCTATGACCTGAGCGTCGGCCAGTTCGACGTCACGGTCTCGGTCGGCCCGAGCATCCAGAGCCGCCGCGTGGAAGCCGTCGAAGCGATGACGGCGTTCATTCAGGCGTTCCCGGCCGCCGCGCCGGTCATCGGCGACGTGCTCGCCGACAACATGGACTGGCCCGGTGCCAATATCGTGGCCAAGCGCCTGCGCAAGATGGTGCCGCCCGAGGTGCTCGAAAGCGACAACTCGCAGCTCCCGCCGGAGGCGCAGGCCCAGATCAACGCCCTGCAGCAGCAGCTCCAGCAGACCCAGCAGGCGCTGCAGCAGGCCGGGCAGATCATCCAGACCAAGCAGGTGGAGAACGAGAGCCGCGAGCGCATCGCGCAGCTCCAGAGCCAGACGCAGACCGCGATTGCGCAGCTCAATCTCCAGTTGCAGGCCGCGAAGCTGCAGTCCGACCACGGGATTGCCGCCCAGCAGCTCCAGTCCGACCGCGAGATGCAGGGTGCGAAGCTCGGCGTCGAGATGCAGAAGGCGCAGCTCGACCACCAGAAGCAGCAGGCATCGACGCTCGCGACCATCGCCAAGGCGCACGCCGACACCCAGAAGGCCCAGACCGATGGGCTCAAGGTGCAGGCGGACATCCACAAGGTCACGGTGGACGCCTCGACGAAGCAGGCCGAGATTCCGATCAAGGCCGCCTCGGTGCAGAACGACCGCTTCGCCACGATGGTGGACAGCCAGACGAAGGTGGCGATGCAGCAGAGCCAGCAGGAGCACGAGATGGAGATGCTCCGGGCCGAGCAGTCCTTCGAGGCACGGCAGGCCGCCGTGCAGCGTGAGCATGACGGCGAAATCGAGACCCAGCGCATGAAGACGACCAAGGAGGTCGCCAAGGCCAAGGTCAGCAAGCCGAACATGGCTCGTAGGGCGAAGACGCCGGGAGGCAAGTAACCACTAGAACTGGTAGCTGCCTCTTGTGTTTTCTACCAGACAGTGCGTATACTGCCGCCCAGCACAGACTAGATCCAACGTAATCGGTGTAGGTCCTGCAGGCCGAAAAGCGACTCCAGCCCGTCGCCTACCGAAAACGACAAAGGGCTGACCAGACGGTTTAGAGGGCTGGTGGTCATCGAACGCTCTACGTGGCTGGAGCGAACGGTACCACCAGCCCTTTTGTTTGGTCAGCCCGATGTTTTTAGAAGGGAACATGGCGAACGACGTAACGCTGACCTCGACCACGGACACACTGGAGCAGGTCCAGAGCGCACTCGGCATCAAGCCATCCGAGCAGGCGACGACCGCTCCTCCCGCTGAACCCGTGGCCGCCGCGCCCGCGCCCGCCCAGCCGGGCGTCGTCACAGCGACCGTCATTCCACCTGTCAAGGGAGCCAAGGCCGCGCCCGCCGCGCCCCCGGCCGCTCCACCTGCACCCCCTGTCGAAGAAGCGCCAGCCCCTGTTGCCCCTGTCGAGCCCGAACCCGCGGCTCCGGCGGCAGCCGCCACCACCGACGACGATGACGTCGATGAAGACGCCGACGCCGAAGTAGACCCCGCCCAGAGCGCCGCGGCAGCCGAACTGGGCCGCAAGGGCGGCCAGAAGCGCGGGGTCATGGCGAAGCGGCTGCACAAGCAGCTCGAAATCAACGCCTCGCTGCGTCGGCGGTTGCAGGAGTTGGAGGCCGGAGGCGGCAGAGCGGCGTCACCCGCTGCGGAGCCCGGTATCCCCGCAGCCACCCCGGCCGCCAACCAACCCCCGGCCAAGGTCAAGCCCGCCGTGGGCGACTTCAAGACCTACGAAGAGTGGGCCGAAGCGAACGCGCGCTACGTCGCCGAGGAAGTCGCGGCCAAGGCCGTAGACGAGGCACTCAAGGCCGAGCGGTTCCGCGTGGCGCAGGAGCAGCAGCGCCAGCAGGCCACCGAGGCGATGTCCGCCTATCAGAAGCAGGTCATCGCGGCGCAGGTCAAGTACGAGGACTGGGACGAGGTCGTGTCGAACCCCGAGCTGACCCCGACCAAACTGATGAGCGACCGTCTCTCCCGCAACGAGCTGGGCGCGGAGATGGTTTACTACCTCGCGAAGAACCCCGACATCTGCAAGGAAATCATCGCGCTCGGCGACACCGCGGAAGCGGCCGAAGCTCTGGGCGAGGTCCGCGCCGTAGTGAAGCAGCAGCTCTCGGCCGAAAAGAAGGCTGCCGAGAAGAAGCCGGTCGCGGCTGCGCCCGCGGCGGTCGCACCGACGCTGGCCAGCGTAGCTGCCCCGGCAGCCCCAGCTTCGCGCGTGACGTCGCCGGTCGCTGCTGCGGCACCCGCAGCCCGACCGGCTGCACGTCCGGTGACGCAAGCGCCTGACCCGATTGATCCGGTGGGAACTGGAGCCGTGGCGACGACGAAGAACCCCGGCGAGATGACGTTTCAGGAATACAAGCAGTGGCGCAAGGCCGGAGGCGGCCGAGGCTAACGCTTGGGACGAGCCGACCGCTCGTTATGCAGCCTAACGCCCCGATGAACGTGCTGCATCGGGAGTGACTCACCAGCCAGCATGTACCGCGCTCCCAGCCCCGGTCGGGGGTTCCGAGCGCGCTCCGCGGCTCTCGCCGCGATGTAGTGGTGCTCCCGCAGGTCGGACGCCTGCGACGTATCCGGATGGCTCCGGTGCACCAGAGAGCCAAGCAGTGAGGTGCGAGCGCACCTCGTGGTTCCAGCTTGGACTCGGAGTCATCCTCCAATGAATCAGCTCCTGACGATCTCCATGATCACGCGCGAAGCTCTGCGCGTGCTGGAGAACTCGCTCACATTCACGAAGCAGGTCAACCGCCAGTACGACGACAAGTTCGGCGTCGAGGGCGCGAAGATCGGCACCGTTCTGAACGTCCGCAAGCCACCGCGCTACATCGGTCGCGTCGGGCAGGCCCTGCAGGTCGAGTCGGCGGTGGAAACGCAGGTACAGGTCACGCTGAACACCCAGTTCGGGGTGGACCTGCAGTTCTCCTCGCAGGACCTCGCGCTGAGCATCGACGACTTCAGCGACCGCTTCATCCGCCCGGCCATCGCGACCGTGGCGAACAAGATCGATCAGGACGGTCTGGCGCTCTACAACCAGATCTACCAGACGGTCGGGACGCCCGGCACCGTGCCGAACGCCATCCTCACCTACCTGCAGGCAGGTGTGAAGCTCGATGAGAGCGCGGCCCCGATGGACGGCCTGCGCAGCATCGTCTTCACCCCGATGATGCAGGCGGTGATCGTCGATGCGCTGAAGACCCTGTTCCAGCAGGCGACGGCTATCGGCGAGCAGTACATGAAGGGCCAGATGGGGCGCGCGGCAGGCTTCGACTGGTTCATGGACCAGAACTGCGCGACTCACACGACCGGCACCTTCGGTGGCACCGCGCTCGTGAACGGGTCGGGCATCGTCGGCTCCTCGGTGGCGACGGACGGGTGGACGGCCACCACGTCGTTCCTGAAGCGCGGCGACGTCATCCAGTTCGCCGGGGTGTTCTCGGTGAATCCGCAGTCGCGCCAGAGCACCGGCTCGCTGCAGGACTTCGTCGTGACCGCGGATACGACGACGGATGGCTCGGGCAACATGACCATCCCGATCTCGCCTTCGATCATCACCAGCGGCGCGTTCCAGACGGTCAGCGCCTCGCCCGCCGACAACGCGGCGGTGACGGTGTTCTCGGCCGCCACAGTCGGTGCGACGACGTCGAACAAGACCTCGCCGACCGGCCTCGCGTTCCACCGCGATGCGTTCACCCTCGTGACGGCGGACCTCCCGCTGCCCGGTGGTGTGGACATGGCGGCTCGCATGTCCGACAAACAGCTCGGCATGAGCGTTCGCATGGTGCGGGCGTACGACATCAACAGCGACCAGTTCCCGTGCCGCCTCGACATCCTCTACGGATGGGCAGTGCTGCGGCCCGAGCTGGCGGCTCGCATCCAGTCGTAAGGCTGGCGCGCAGCGGTCTGGAGCCCCTGGTTCACCTCCGGGTAAGTCTCACTGGCGTTCGGGGCCTCATGGTTAGCCCCGGACGCCGCTCGCACCGAGTCGCCTCATGGGTAGCGGCCGGTGCCAAGGAGTAGGAAATGTCCTCTGTTGCCCCAACAGCGACGACGCTCTCGGCGGCGATGACCCGCCTGCAGAAGACGGTATCGCTCACGGCCGGTACGAACGTGGCGGTCGGTTCGAACATCGTCATCGGCGGCGAGATCTGCACCGTGCAGGTGCTCGTGAAGAGCGACGGCACCATCGTGGAAGTCGAGCGTGGGCAGAACGGCACCGCCGCCAAGCCGCACGCCTCGGGCACCTCGGTCTACGTGTCCTCGACGGCTTCGCCGCCGACCTACACGTTCGGCACGAAGAACGGCCGTCCCGTGCTCAAGAACGACATCACGGGCATCCTCCCCGACATGTACCTGCCGCTGGGCAGCCGCGTCGTGGACCCCGACACCGGCTTCGAGTACCTGACGGTCGATTGTCAGGAAGCGATGACGGTCGGCGAGTGGGTGGTCATCGACGAAAACGGTCTCGCGACTCCGCTGAACGCGGCGTCGAAGGGCCGCGTCGGCATCATCACGCAGGCCATCGGGGCGTCGGACAACTACGCGCTCGCGCTCGTGGTTGGCAAGTACGCCGGGGCGCAGGTCAGCTCGCTGTCCTCGCTCGCTCCGCCGAACTGGATCGCGGCGTACGGCACCGTCTCGGGTGTCGCGTTCGTGGTTCCCGGCGGCACGTCGGCCATCGCCACCGTATCGGGCACCGCGCCCGGTGTGAACCTGATCTTCGGCGCGATCTACGTCGCGGAAACGACTTCGGGCGTTTCCTCGGGCACGTCGCTGCCGGGCATCACGGTGTTCCTCGAAAACCCGTACGTGCAGGGTCTGGGTCTCTTCACGACCTAATCAGTCGCGAAGCGCCTCACAACTCACGCTCGCTCTGGCCAGCCTTCGGGCTGGCCGGAGCTTTGTGGAGCCCCTGCACACATGATTCGCATTCAGCCCGCGAAGCCGCCGATGGCGGCCGTCGAACCCGTCCGTCACGGTGGCATCCGCAAGGTCGCCATCATCGGGTCGCACGCCTCGACGCTCGTCGGGTGCCCGTGGAACGACCCGACGTGGGAGTTCTGGGCGCACTCCTCCTGCGCGATGCTCGTGCCTCCCGGCAAGGTCTCGCTCTACATCGACGTTCACCCCCGACACTGCTTCCAGAAGGCCCGCAAGAACGGCTTCGAGGACTACTACCAGTGGCTGCGGCACCAGCCGACGCCCATCCTCATGCAGGAGCGGTACAAGGACATCCCGCAAGCCATCGAATACCCGCTCGCCGAGATGAAGAGCACGTGGCCCGGCCTGCAGTTCGGGTCGCAGGTGGCCTACCTGATTGCCTACGCGCTCGCGCGCGGGGTGACGCACATCGGCCTCTTCGGTGTCGAGTACGCCCACGATAGCGAATACAAGTTCCAGCGCGGGAACGCCCAGCTCTGGCTCGGCATCGCGCTCGGCCGCGGCGTGCAGGTGCAGGTCAGCCCGAAGAGCACACTGCTCCGCGAGCTGGAGGACTACGCCTACGAGACCCACAAGACGCCCGAGAAGGTCGCCGAGTGGATCAAGTTCTGCGGCTGGAAGGTGAACAAGTTCGAGCGCCCCGATGACGTGCCGCCGCCCGGCGTCGTGAAGGACCCGCAGAAGCTGGTGCTCCTCGACAGCGCCGAGGCCGCTGCGCACGCCGCCGACCTGCGTTCAAAGGACCGCGAGTTCGCCCACGCCATCAAGAAGCTCCGCGAAGAAGGCCGTCACGCCGACGCCCCGAAGCCGTACGAGTTCGTCTCCGTCTCGCCTCAAGGAGCTGCCGCCCGTGAATAGCTACAACCAGTTCGCCGCGGTCACGCCCAGCAACACGCTCGACGGCCCGTTCACGTCCGGCACGCCGACGCCCAACCTGTTCGCGGCGCTCTACGTGGGTGGCACCGGGGACATCGCGGTCGTGGACCAGAGCGGCAACGTGACGATTTTCACCGCCGTGCCCGTGGGCACCGTCCTCGCGGTCTCCGGCAAGCGCGTGAACTCCACCGGCACATCGGCGACGAACCTCGTGGCGCTGAGGAACGTGTGATTCGACCGTACTACGACGCCATCGTGGCCGCGAAGCCGGTGTCGTACTGGCCCTTCGATGAAGCGTCTGGGGACACGTTCGCCGACGTCGTGGGTGGCTGGTATGCGACCGCACAGGCGGGCCTGACGCGCGTCACGAGCCCGCTGGCGGTCGGACAGGCGCTGCGCTGCGCCGGGGGGTCGCGGCAAGCGAGCGCGGGCACATCGCCGGTCTCGCAGGGCCTCGTGGTCTCGTGGGAGTGGTGGTTCCGCGGGGTGACGTTCGGCGGCGAGTTCTCGCGCTGCGGCCCGAACCGGCAGGACGCGACCTCGCTCATCGGCTACATCGTGACGCCGGTCATCAACGGCGGGACGAACTCGCTGCAGGTTCGTGTGGACACGCCCTCGGGGGCGAACCAGACCACTCTGATTCCGGCGTCCTCGAACGTCTGGAACGGCGTGTGGCGGCATCTCGGCCTGACGCTCGTCAACGGCGTGAGCCGCTGGTACGTCGATGGTGCGCGCGTCACCACGGGGTCGTACCTCACCTCGGGGTCCGGCTTCCAAGCCAACGCCGCGAGCCTGCAGGCGATGGCCGTGAACGCGGTCCACACCATCGAGTTCGCGCACGCCGCGATGTTCGACTACGAGCTGGGGGACGCGCTGGTCGCCACCCACTACCTGCTCGGCAAGCTCCCGTTGAAGTTCTGGAACCGCGGGTGGAACAGCGGCCTGATGGTGACGCCCAGTGACACCGTCGATGGCCCATTCCCCGCCGCGGGGACGCCCTTCGGGCTCTTCGAGGGCATCTACGTCGGTGGCGCGGGTGACGTCGAGGTGGTGCAGCCGAACGGCGTGGCGGTCGTGTTCAAGAGCGTGCCTGCGGGCACCGTGCTGCCGGTGAAAGGTCGCCGCATCAACAGCGCGCTTACGACGGCGACCGGACTCGGCGCTTACAGGAAGGTGTGACCGTGCGGCAACAGCGGCCAGATTACGTGCCGTTCCCGAAGTGGATTTACGGCCCGAACGGGGAATCGAAGGTCGTGCACTCCTTCGAGGAGATGCAGAGCTACCCCGACTGGGCGGAAACCCCGGCGGCGTTCTACAAGACATCGGCTCCTGCTGGTCCGGCGACCCCAGTGGTAGTGGGTGGACTTGTATCAGGGGCGGACACCCTACTGAAGCGTTTCTATACGGTCCCGGTGAAGGTCATCGCGGATCAGGTGATGGGACTTCCAACACTCGACGAGGTGCTGGAGGTCAGGGACATGGAGGCTCAACGGCCGGGTGGCGCGAGAAAGGGCGTAATGCAGGCGGTTGTAGCTCGCATGGAACAGCTCGCTCCGGTGCCCGCCGATGCTCCTGTGCAGTAAAGAGGAAAGCTCGACCGATCTGGCAGCGATCTCGCGCTGGCTGGTCGGCATGAGAAGCCTAAAACGCAACTGGTATGAGCTGCTGTACCTCGGCCTCTTCATCCTCTATTCGGTGACGAGGTAAGCGGCGTGTCCCTCGGGGTGAGGTTGATCGGATGGGCCAGTGGTTCGAGAAGGCCACGCTTGTTGACTGGATCATCCTCATCGGAATGGCCGTGGGGGTGTTCTTCCGCGGGTTGGAGTGGTACTCCAAGGGGCGAAAGCTCGTCGATGAGCAGACGAACTTCGTCACGCGGAGTCAGCTCGAACAGGAGCTGCTCAAACTCGACCGAGACCAGAAGCACTGGATTCGGTCGCAGTTCACGGGCTACGTCCCCGCGGAGGTGCACCTTGAGCTACGGCACCGGATAGATCGCATCGAGAACCGCGTCGAGCGGCTTGAGGTTGAGGAACGACGACATGAACGCTAACGCCATCATCACTCGTTCCTTGAAGCTGTGCGGGGTCCTCGCCGCGGGCGAGACCCCGTCAGCCCCGGACGCGGAAGACGCCTTCGACACCCTGAACACGATGCTGGACCGGTGGAAGGCCGAGCGCCTGACCGCCTATCAGGTTCAGCGTTACCCGTTCGCCATCCCCTCCGGCGCAGCGACCCGCACCATTGGGCCGACCGGCGACTTCGTCATCCCCACCGGCGCACCCATCTGGATCGCGAACGCATCGAGCATCCAGAACTACGGGGTCACGCAGACCGAGTTCGAGATTCCCATCACCGTCTTCACCTCTCAGCAGTGGGCCGAGATCGTGACGATGAAGACGATGACCAACTCGCTGCCCATCGGCATCTTCTACCAGCGCGGCGCGCCGAACGGGACCATCAACTTCTGGCCGGTGCAGAACGTCAGCGGCATCTATCTCGCCCTGTATTGCTCGGTCCCGCTGACCGAGTTCACCGACCGCGTGACGGACGTGAGCCTGCCGCCCGGCTACGGCGAGGCGCTCATCTACCAGCTCGCGCTGCGGCTCGCGCCTATGTTCGGCCGCTCGCTCGACCCGGCCATCGTCGCCATCGCCAGCGAGGCCATCGGCATCCTCAAGGTCACGAACGAGAACATGGACACGCTGGACGTCGATGAGGCGATTGCCCCACGCGCCAGCGGGGCATGGAACTACCGCACGGGTAACTGGCAGTTCGGCGGCGGAGGGTACTGATGCGCCTCGAAGGGTTCATCGGGCCGTCGAACACGACGCTCAGCTACAAGTACGACTTCGAGCGGACCATCAACTTCTACACCGAGGTCTCGGGCGCGGGCGTTCCGAAGAGCAAGCTCGCGATGATCGGCACGCCGGGCCTGCGGCTCCGCTGGGAACTGGCCCAGAGCCCGGTGCGGCAACTGTTCTATCAGGACGGCCGCCTCTTCGCGGTCGCCGGGGGCGGCTTTTACGAGCTGTTCGCCAACTACACCAGCACGCTCTACGGCGCGGTGGCCCGCGGCTTCGAGCCCGTGACCATCTGCTCGAACGGGTCGGACGGCCACCAGCTCTTCATCGTCTCCGGCGGCCTCGGCTACATCTTCGACCTGAACGCGAACACGCTGACGCAGATCACCGACCCGGACTTCCCGACGAACGCGAAGATGGGCGCGTTCCTCGACGGCTACTTCCTCTGCCTGCAGGCCGACACCGACAAGTTCTTCACGAGCGCGCTCGAAGACGGCCTCTCGTGGAACGGCCTCGATGTGGGGCAGTCGAACCAGTCCTCCGACATCACGCAGGCGATGTTGGTGGACCACCGTGAAATCTGGCTGTTCGGCTCACAGACCACGGGCGTCTGGTACAACAACGGCGACCCGAGCTTCCCGTTCGTGCCGATCTCGGGCGTCTTCATCCAGCAGGGCATCATCGCGCCCTTCAGCGCGCAGTCGCTCGACAACTCGGTCTTCTGGCTCGGGGGCAACGAGCAGGGCTACGGAGTCGCCTACCGGGCGGCGCAGTTCACCCCGCAGCGCATCTCGACGCACGCCACCGAGTTCGCGTGGATGCAGTACGAGCGGCTCGACGACGCCATCGCCTACACCTATCAGGAGGACGGGCACGCCTTCTACGTGATCTGGTTCCCCAGCGGCGAGACCTCGTGGGTCTACGACGTCACGACCTCGCAGGCTGTCGGGGCACCGCAGTGGCACGAGCGCGCGCACTGGAACCCGCAGCTCGACACGTGGCAGCCGCACGTCTCGCGGTGCCACGCCTTCGCGTTCAACAAGCACTTCGTGGGCGACCGGCGCTCCGGCGCGATCTACGAACAGAGCGTGCTCTTCTACGACGAGGAGCTGGTCGTTCCCGAATGAGGCAGTTCCAGCTTGGTCCGACCGCGGACTGCGAGGGGATGCCCTACGCCCGCGGGTTCACACCGGACAACGACTTCCGCTACTACGGGGCGCAGTACGTCAAGGTGGGCGGCGCGGTGCTGATCACGCGCGCGTACGGGGTGCAGCCGACGAGCGGGTCGAACTTCAGCGCGATGTGGTACCGCTTCCGCGTCCGCCTCCGCCGCTATCCGCTGCAGACGACGACGGTCTTCTCGATCAACTCGAACGGCGAGGGCACGGCCGGGGTGCTGGTGGCGTTCACCACCGGCGGCGTCTTGAACATCTACAACCAAGGGAATCAGGCGATCTTCAATCAGCTCGTCGCCACCTTCGGCACGCTGACGCCGATGGTCTGGTACGACGTCCTGCTGCACGTCGTCTACCGGAACGACGCCTTGGCCGTGGTGCCGCACATCGACGGCACGCTGACCCCGCGCAACGACGAAGCGCCAGTCTCGATTGCGCTCGACCTCCCCGTGCCCGGTAGCGGTTGCGGGCTGCAGCGCAACGGGCAGTTGACGACCGGCGCGACAGTGGGCGGCGTGGGCGGCTCGACCTCATTCGATGAGGGCATCGCCTTCGACATCTGCGACGTGCTCGCCGATGACACCATCGCGCTCGCCACCGAGAACGGGCGCATCGGCTACCTCGAACCGGTGGCCAACGGCGTCTACACCGACTTCACGGCCGCCGGGTTCCCTGACTGGCGCGCGCGGCTGATGTATCCGTACGCGACATTCACGACGCCGACCGTCTACCCGGTGCGCACGAACACGAGCGGGCACAAGCAGTCCTACCGCTTCCAGTACTTCGCGAGCGCAGGCATCACGACCGGCCCGATTCGCTCGGCGGTCTTCCACGTCTACATCGGCGCAGGCGGCAACGGCGCGGCGCTGACCGTGGCCCCGACGCTCATCATTCGCCGCACGACCGCCGGGGGCTCGACGACCGAGACGCTGGTCACGCTCTTCACGGTGAACGTGGGCACGTGGCTGAACTTCCGCGTCGATGACTGTTCGAACTGGGCGCTCACCGACACGCTGGAGTTCGGGCTGCGGAATGAGACGAATCAGGGGCTCTCGATTGGCGCGATGGTGGTGAGCGTCGAGCACTTCACCCCCTACGTGACGCCGACCGACGACGACTTCGCCATCCTGCAGTTCCAGTGGACCGGCAACGGCACGCAGCAGACGGTGGCCGTGCCGGGCGGGCTGGAGCCCGACTTCCTCCTCTGGTGGCCGGTGGGTTCCGGCAACGGGCTGGGCGGGCTCTGGTATCAGTCGATGGGCAGCGCCCAGTGGTTCTCGCAGTTCGGCCCGACGCGCGCGCAACTGCAGGTGCGCGGCAGTAATGTCTACCTGATCGGCAACGAGGCGAACAGCCCGAACGTCAGCGCCCGCGTCTACGACTGCCTTGCCATTGTGGACAAGACTCGGCGGTGCTTCACCTCGACCGAGAAGATCATGTCCACTACGGCCTCGTGGGACAACGAGAACGTCCCGCTGGTCGATGCCGAGGGGGAGGACTTCCAGCCTGAGCTGCTGCTCGGCGTGCTCGAAAGCGCCGGGACCTCGGTCTCTGGCTACGTCCGCGGCCCTGCCGACATCGGCGACCTGACCTCGCTCATCGTCGGCAATGCCGCCCCGGTCGCGAATGTCTTTCAGGCGATTCGCAGCGACGGCTTCCAGCTCGGGAATCTGTTCCCCGGCGTCTCCGGCGGGGCGGAGTTCGTGGTCGGCGCGCTGCGCTCGAACTTCTTCGGCCCCGCGTTCATGTCCATCCTCACCTACACCGGGGACGGCACGGGTACGCGCACGCTGACGCTGAATCAGCCCGGCTTCACGCCCACATGGGTGCTGATCATCACGCGCACGACGACGGGTGGGGTTGCCACGAACATCTCGACGCCGAGCAATGCCGCCGGGCGCTCGGTAGGGACGGGGGTGACGATCTCCGGCACCATCGCCTCGGTCGGCGTGAACAGCGTGACCGTAGGGGCGAACCTGAACGCGAGTGGCCAGACCTTCAGCGTGCTCGCCTTCGCGCTCGGCACGGACGTCGCGCCTGAGCCCGAGCCGGACCCGACGCCCTTCCCCGGCCCGCCGCTGCCTGCGCAGGACCCGATCCCGAGCACGACGAACGCCACGCTGCTACTGATGCGCCGCCTGCGCCGCTTCCCGCACCTGTCGCAGGAGGACTTCCGAATCTTCTACCAGCGCATCCAGTTCGACATGGAGACCGGCGTAGGGCTCCCCGGCCTCGAAGTCGTGGGCTCGGCCCCGCAGGTGATGCTGCGCTGGAGCGACGACGGCGGCATGACGTGGTCGAGCGAGCACTGGGTCTCGATTGGGCGCGTCGGCTCGTACTCGACGCGCGCCATCTTCAACCGCCTCGGACAGGGGCGTGACCGCGTATTCGAGATGGCCGTGAGCGACCCGGTGGCGTGGCGCTTCGTGGACGCCTACCTCGATCTCGTGCTGGGGACGAGCTAATGGCCGTCATCCAGATGAACTCGGCCGGTGCGGGCCTCAAGCGCACTGCAGGCATCATCCCGCCGACGTCGGATGCGACGACCGTCTTCTGGTGGCGGCGTATCACCTCGGACGTCCAGACGCCCGGTCAGTACCGCACGCTCTGGATCACCTTCGACGGCGTCGGCACATACACCGACTATATGTGGATGGGCACCTTCGCGGGTGCCTCCAAGGAAGGGATGTACGGCATCGAGGTCGCCGACAGTGGCGGCTTCTTCGATTCGGACATCAAGTACCTCTTCCCGTTCATCTTCC